CATCCGATAGTGTCTTTAGTCCCTCAATGGTAATATCAATACCGTTCTTTTTCCCTGCCTCAAGCGCGCTGGTAAAATCCTTTTGGGTTATTAATGCTAATGATGAAATTTCTACCAATCTACTTGTTTCTTCGATTTGTAACCCAAGAGTTCGAGAAAGGCTGTCCATCTCGCTGTTGTATTTGATAGTGTCTTCTACGGCTTGTTTTGTATATTTGATAAACCCTGATACAGCCGCACTTACTGCACCAATAGCGGTAGCTGTACCAAGCGACATACCAGTAAGATCAGAAAACTCTTTACTGATTTTACTGAGCGCTCCTTTAGTTTTATCGTTTGCGATAACATCAATTTCAACTGTATTAGCCATCAGGGTTCGCCCTCAATTTCCTCAGCGTGTAGTACCGGTGCAGCCATTGCATCTTCGACCCTGTTACGATCTCCCACGGCGGCACGCCCCAACTCTCAGCCGCGTCGAGCACGCCAACCCACGCGGGAGCAGATGCGGTTTTGCTTACTATGGCAAACCTTAACTGCTCCCGTTCGTAGGGTTTACGAACGCGTCATTGACCGCCTTGACGAACTCGGTCACCACCGCCAGCCATTCCGCTTTCGGTACGCTCTTGAACACCGCCCGCGCGTCCTCCACCGATAACTCGTTGCCTTCTTCATCGGTCACGAACAACAACAGTTTTTCGTAAACTTCCTTTGCGATAGCTTGTCGAAGTTGAACCAATCGTCAATGGAGAAATTACGGTCAAACTTCTCCTGCGTGACTACCAGTTTCACTTTATCCATATCACGCCCACGCCGGTGCGGTTCCGCCCATTACGCTGAAGTGCACCGTTCCGATGCTCAGCGCCCCATCAGGCGTGCCCTTAACCGCGAAGTTGTCCAGGCAGAACTCGCCCGATAGCGTCCCTCCAGCGGTTTCCGGTTTCACGCTCACTGTCTTGCTGGTTGCGCTGTTGAGGATGCCCTTCAGTACCGTGTAAGCGCCAGAGGTGGTGTGTGTGTCGTAAAGGAACTCAAAGGTGATGCCTGTCACCGGTAAGCCAGGGATGAAGTTCTTACTGCCGTCCCCGAATCCGGTTACGTCGATCACGCCCGCGTCCTGCTGGATTTCGAAACTCACGCAATCTGTTGATAAATTCCGCGGGCTACCTGCTGAATCATCAATGGTGATGACCGCGCCTTTTGCTGAAAATTTAGCCATTTGTGTCTCCTTTAGTATTGTGCGTAGTGAACGGTGAAGCCGAAGGAATTCCCCGCGCTTCCCGTCCGTGTCGCAACTACTTTCAAATATTTGTCGATCGTTCCGCTTGCTACCGTCTGTCTCTCGGATAGCACCGCGCTCCCGTTAGCCGTAAAGGTGATGAGGTCGTTATACGACCCGTTGGAAGTCGCGCAGTCCTGTATCTTTACCACGTAGGTATCCGCGGCGCACGAGCTCCAGATGTGCAGCGTGGCTGAACATCGTGCCGTTGCCTGCGCAGAGTTGAACTGGTAGGCCGCGCCAGTCATCGTGTCCGTGATCGTGCCGTGGTACAGCACCTTGCCAAATTCAACGCCCTCGTTATCCCCATGACTGACGAAGTTGATCGTGCCCACAGATAGCGCCGAATCCGGCGTTCCCTTTGGCGTGTAGTTTGCCTGCGTGTAGGGCATGGAGATGCTCGGATTACCAGCCGTGTATCCTTCAGGCAGTATCGTTACATGGTGACTGCCGAAGTCATGCAAAGCGGTATGCACCGTAGAAGCCGTCGATGACCACAGCATGTCCGCCTGTATCTTCGCCGTTGGCAAGCCTGGTATGAAGTTCTTGCTCGCGTCAGAGAAGCCGGTCACGTCAATGACCCCCACATCGGTGCTTGCCTCGAACGCTGTTGAGTACGTCGATAAGTTGTATCCATTTATCAGTATGATCGCGTTTTTCGCGCTTACTTTGCTCATGTATTATTCATCCTTTCCCGGAGTGTTATTTCAAACATGCACCCGAAGAAAGCCTTGCCATCCGGCGCTTCAAGCACCCCCAGGTCACTTACATTCACGCGCATCACATCCACATCGGTCAAATCCATCTCAGCCACAGCCTCGATGATCATGTCAACCTTCGTTGCCATCGCGCCGATAACATCCTTCAAGCCCCTTGTCGCTCCCGCCTGTTCGTGTAAATACACGTAGCGGTAAGTCCTGTTGAACGTCCACAGCCTGGTCGTTGGTGTGCCAAAGGTGGTTGACCCCGTTTCCGGTTCGCCGTTCCCGCCCAGCACGAACCCATCCGGAGATGGGAACAGGATTGGGCAGTCGCGGGAGTTTACCGTTTCCGGTATCTTATCCACGTCTTTGATAGTCACGCCTGATACCGTGAGCGCCGCGATCCCTGTTGCGATAGTCGCCGTTGATAGGCTCATGCCAGCCTCGCGTAGTTCATCAGGATGGCGCGCACGCTCGCCGGCACATCACGCGGAGTGATCATCACCCCGCCAGCAGTCAGCGTTGATTCAGCCGCCATGTTCTCGCCAAACCTGCGGTGGTAGAACGCCGTGGCGATCTGCAAACAAGCCTCGACAATATCAGCCGGTGGTGAGTATGAGTACCCCCACGAGCCAAGTATCTCGATAACCTGTTCGTTGTCGCCGTCTGATTCTGCTTCCCACGAGTACGCGCTTGAGTCTTTGATCTTCACGGCGTATTTCGGGTTGGCGTTGGCGGGCAGCAGGATGTATTCCGTGCTTGCCAGCGTGGTATCATCGCCGTTCGTCAACGTGGTAATGGCCAGCAGGTCATCATCCTCGATGTAGAGCGTGTTGCCATCCGGCACGTCGTACTTGCGAGTTTCAATGCGGGCGAAAAAGGTGCGCCGTGTTTCCGTGTCGATGAGCCTGCTGGCCCCTTCCAGGATGTCACCGATAACCCCGTCGTCCGTTGTATCGGTGCTCTCGATGCGGGCGTAGTTCTTGAAATCCGTTATGCTTGCGTATGCTGTCATATCATGTCCTCACAGGTCTGCGTGAACAGCGGGTGGTTCTGCCACAGGATGAAATCCATCACCCCTGTTGGATGCGCTCCCAGATGCCCAACAATACAGGAGCGGTCAACGTAGGGCGTGTATCCTTCCTGCCTCACCCGCGTGAAAAGCGCCTGTCTTCTCCGCCTGCTTCGTAAAGCGTGTCGAGCTCCCACCAATCGCCGTATTTCGCCGTGTCCTCAAGCACTTTCCTGTGTATCAGGCAGCAGCTCGTGGAGGTGAAACTGACGGGCGTAAGCGCGTCTTCTGGTCTTGGATGGATCACTTGCGGTCCAGGCAGGATGTTGTCTTTCCTCTCCATGAACCAATCCCGTGTCTCATCTGCCATTTGCGCGTGTCGCTCGTTATGAATCTTCCAGATGTGAGGGAGCGCCGGGTTCTGTTTGGTGAATATCAGCGCGCCGATGGTTGGTTCATTCCAGGAGAGCAAGCGCTCAAGTGTCAGCGGGTGATACACAACGTCATCGTGCACGCTCCAAAGCCACTCAGCACCACTTTCCAGGAACCCACGCGTCAGGTCGTTCCACGTTCGCATCGCGTCACCTGGCGGTGTCAGCTTGAAGTTCAGGCTGTACCCTTCCGGTACTTTCGTGTGCATGTATCCTGATACTTGCAGCCAGCTCTCTGGTCTATTCGACCCGCACGGTATCCAAGCAGGATTTCAGCCACTCGATTCCTCGCCAGTTCCCCTGAATATCGCGGATTGATGCCACACCATGAAATCAGGCACGCCGCTCGCCAGTTCACCGTTCAGGTGGCCCGCAACGCAGGAGCGGTCAACGTATGAATGGAAACCAACTTCTCGCGCGTGCTCAAAGAAGTTGCGGTCTTCCCCCCCGCCGGATATCTCGTTGTCGAGCTTGAACCACTTTTCCTGCATCGGCTCGCGCAATGCCTCAAGCACGCTCCTATGTATCAACGTGCAAGAGGTAGAGGTGAAGCCGATTTCCGTTAACGAGTCTTCGGGCGGTCTCTCCATTACGAACGGCCCAAACTTTATCTGGTCGTAATTGCGCAGGTAAAACTGGTACGTTTCCTCGATCTTTTGGATGTACGCGGTTTTGTCTTCGTTCAACGCCCAGATATGAGGCAGTTGTGGGTTTGCTGTGAAACAAGCGCGCTGATCAACGGCTTATTCCATGACATCAGCCGGACAAGTGTTTCGGGAGCGTACACAACGTCGTCATGCACGCTCCATAGATAAGTTGAGTCGCTGTCCAAGAACTCCTTGATGACCCCGTTCCAGATAACACCCTATGTTTCCCGGTGTACTTCTACGAAAATACAAAGTATCAACGTTGTCAGGTTCTTCGGTGTGCATATAGGCTTCCACCTGTGACCAGCTTTCTGGTCTTCGGGAGCCGCAAGGAACCCATAAAGTGACTTTTTCCATCCGCTAATCCGGGCAGATGATGCTTGCAGATAGGGATGTCGGTTTTGCGTCATTCGGTGAACGCAGCACGCACACCACCGAGTTCGGCCACGCGGTCGAAACCATGAACCCGCTGAAGCGCAGCCAGGGGTAACTCTGGTCAACGTTCACGTCAACCACGAAATTCTGGTTTGACCCCTGCCCGGTAGTGATCTGTGCGCCTGATGCGCCCGTGATGCGAGCGTAGGTTGCGCCCGAAGTGGCCGCTTGCCAAACGCCCCAGCCTGTCGAGACGTTAGCGGTATCACCTGAAGGTGTACCAAGCGCAAAGATGAATGTTGCGCGATCCCATCCATAGGCGTTGACGCTGGTTACATCCAGTTTAGTAGAGGTGGTCGCTTGAGGCGGGCAAACGTTTTGCACCACCATGTAATCTGCAAATTTTTTGTTATGAGCCATTTTGTTCTCCTTTTTTGTGAAGGGGGTATTACTACCCCCGTTCATCATTGTGTCGATTAGGCGGTACCC